CCGGTCCCGTGTAGCTCGCGGCGCACCCCCCGGCGATACCAACTCGTCTTCAGGTTGCCGGTCTTGATCGGCGTGAACGCGACGATCCACTCATGCAGCCGGTCGCCGCCCTCGTCCGCCATGCGCCGCATCGCCTTCGTGAGCGGCTCCTCGGGGAACGCGTCGCCCAGCTTCGGGCCGAAGTATTTCGCTGTGTGCTGCCCGCCGATGATCACGGCTCGGCCTTGGCGAACGGGTGCTCCTCGACGCGTGTGAGCGTCGCTGACCAGCCGAGCATCTTGCGCTTCTTGCGGATCGGCTCGCCGTCACCAGTGATCTGGTAGATGGCGCGGCCCAGCTGCTTGGAGTCGACCTCCAGCCGATCGTCGGCATGGATCTCGACGAGGTTGCCGTCAACGTCCTTGAGTCCCACCAGCAACGTCGCGGGGTGCGGCACCCGGCGGCGGGCCGCCTGCGGGTCATCAGACTCCGGCGCCGGTGACAGCGTCAGGCGCACCTTGAACCATGGGTAGGTCAGCGTCTGAAACTGCGTCGTGCCCTCGACCTTCTGAGGCGTGGGCGTGTCGACGAGTCGCCGCGCGCGGTCAACCAGTGCGGAGTTGAGCGACACCCGTCACGCGCCCCACGTGCCCGGATCGAGCAGCGGTGGCCCCTGGAACGCGCCGACGCCGTAGCTGTACGGGTACAGGCCATCGTAGTTGCCCCAGTCGACCTCGGTGGTCTCGATCGCCGGAGCGGCCGTCCCCTGCATGATGTAGCGCCAGTAGTCCTGCATCGTCTGTGTGCAGAGCAGCCACATATCGCGGTTCAGGATCCCGTTGGGGTTCAGGTCCGGCAGGCCGGTGGTGGCGCCCGCGTAGCGCGACCGCCCCGGCTCGTGGCGCGTCTCTGAGTAGTTGCCCGCGCTGAAGGACTGGATCAGGTCGTCGTTGCCGGTCTCGACGTAGTCCGGCTGCTCCTGGAAGACGATCTGCTCGACGCGCAGCTGGATCGCCTCTTCGGCGATGTTGACCAGCGGCGGCGGCATCGTGTCGTCCATGGGACGACCCGTGTACGCCGTGAGGTAGTCGCAGGCCCGGTCGAGCCGGACCTGCAGATCGTCATCGGTGTACGGCGCGTCCAGGCTGCCGAAGTCGACCCGACTCCAGGTCTTCAGATCATCGACGCTGGGGGGCAGCCCAGTGGTGGCGGGTACCGCCATGGCCTACTTCCTGGCGCCGCTCCGGCCCGCGCCCGCCGTCTCCTTCTCGGCCTCCTTCTCGGCCTCGGCGTGCTCCTTCTCGCGCTCCTTGGCCTCCTTCTCGGCCTCCTTGTCCTGCTCCTCGGATGACTTGGGCAGCAGTCGCTTGGCCTTCTTCTCGTCGAGCGCGAACGCCTGCTTGACGGTGAATCCCTCGTCGTCTGAGGAGACGACCACCAGGAACGGGCCGCGAACGGCGTAGCCAAGCACCTGCCGGTCGCCGACGAAGCCCTGAGCCTTGTCCTCGTCCAACTCGTCGGTGGCTTCCTGGTCGACGGGACGCAGATTGGCCGCGCGCAGTTCCGGAGACTGTCCTTCCGCGGCGAGAGCGATCATGTCCTCGGCGTTGCCGCTCGTGCCGAGCTTGGCCTTCAGTTCATACGCTGCCGCTTCTGCGTCGTTACCGCGTGCCATGCCGCCTCCTTCGTCGTGTGGTCACCGAAGGCTACCCCCGCCCCGAGGCCCCCTCACAAACGACCGACGGCGGCCGTAGCCGCCGCCGCCTGCTCACCCGGATGAGGGTGTCAAGTCACGAACGCGCGGAACGCGCCCCGGGGGTCAACCGGCGCGACACCGAAGTCGCAACGGACCTTGAAGTCCACGGAGTCGAGTTCGAAGGAATATGGGTCAGTCCCGGCACCTAGTGCCATGCGAACCATCGGATCTTTGAGCATCACCTGCGGCTCGGACTGACCATTGAGGAACCCGACGGCGAACGCTGGGACGTCGCCCGGGTCCGCGAACAGGTACCAGTCGTTGGCGTCGGGGAACCACGGGTCGCGGATCACGCCGTCGGCGGGGAGGATCCCGGCGAGCGGGTTGATCGTGCCCTTGTCGAACACGTTCGAACCGACCCCGGCCGCGCCCGGCGTGTACTGGACGCTGGTGCCGGTCTGAGTCGAGTTCAGGATCCTCTGCGCGATCATCTGCATGCGCGCGTTCTTGACCACGAGGATCGCGGGAGTCACGACGATCGGGCGCCCGTCGTCGTCGAACTGACTCTCCATCGCGCCGATGGCGTCTGCCAACGAGTCCTCTGACAGCGGGGTGGTCACCGAGTTGATGGCGTTGCCGGTCGTCGAGTAGAACGGCACGGACGCGCCGGTCTTGTCGATCACGTTCGGCGGGTTGGTGATCATCGCGATGACGGCCTGCAGGATGAACACCCCGGCCGCGTAACCCATGTCCGCCGGGTTGCGGTTCAGCAACTCGTTGGAGTCGTCGTTGATGATCGCCTGGCGGGTGATCGAGTAGACACCGCCGTAGGTGTCGATCGACAGGCTCGCGGGCGGACGCATGCTGCGCGCCAGGCCCGGATAGTGGCCGTGGTCTCCCACGTACCCGATGCCGAGCAGCCCGTTCAGGCCGCGCAGACGCCGGTCGCGGAAGTCCGGCGCGGACTCCTCGCGGGTGTAGCGCTGGTACTGCGCCTGCGCGCGGCTGTAGCCGTTCCACATCGACTGGCGCACCGGCCCGAACAGGAAGGAGGCGAAGTCGGCCTTGGAGTCGGCCTCCTCCAGTTCCCGCTCGTCGCGCCACTCCTTATACGCCTCCAGCAGCCGGATCGGCTTGCCGAACGCCCCGTACGGGTTTCCGTTCATGGTGTGTTGCTCCTCAGGTCAGCAGTGACTCGGTCCCCGCCGAGGCGCCCAGCGCCCATGATGATGCCCGAAGGCCCACCCGCTCGGGAGGGGGTGCCCGAGCGGGAACGTGTCAGATACTCGGTCATGACCTCGACCTAGTAGAAGCTGTCCTTGGTGTCGAGGTCGATCCTGACCTTCCCGGCAGGCGTGCCGCGCGGCCCGCCTTTTGTCGCCCCGCCGTTCTCGACGACCCGGCCGAACTTGGGAGTGCCCGTCGCTGTCGTCAGTACACCGGCGGCCGTGATGAAGACCGGGGTGCCCACGGCGGCAGTCGCGATGCCCGCGTCTCCGTTGCCCACCTGCACCACACCCTTGGTGATGATGAAGAACGCTTCACCCGCGTCGATGGTCGCCTGGCCGCTGTAGGCGTCGCTCCACAGCCTGGACTTCTGCTTGACCGCGACTCCGACGAAGCCGTTGATCGTGACTGGTGCTCCGTGCTGGACAGGTGAGCCGCCGTTGGTGACGTAGACACCGGGGCCTGGGCGGTTATATGGCATGTCCTACTCCTCTCTGCCCGTGGGCCTCAGTTGTCCCACGCCGTTGCGGGATCGACTCCTGCTTCCTGGAGCACGGCGCCGTAGAGCGTTCCATCGCCCTTCTTGGCCTCCTCCTCGCCCTCGCCGCGCTTGGCGGGAGCGCCAGGACCCTGGCCGCGGACCGCGGTCGGGTTCGCGGCCGCCAGCAGTTCGCGCTGATCCTGCACAGCGGCGTCGACTGCCTCCTGCAGCTTCGCGCCCGCCTGCTTGGTGACCTTGCCCTCGTCGTCGACGTCATCCACGACGTCGAGCGCGGGCGTCGGGCCGCTCCCCGTGATCTCAAACTGGGCCTTCGCCCGGCTCGCGAACACAGTCGGCAGCTTCGCCTCGCTGATCTGCCGGTGAGCCGTGTCGCGCATGTCGCGCAGTTCCAGCTGCCGGTCCGCGTCGGCGCGCGCCTCCGCGCGGATCAACTCGCGCTCGCCTGCCACTGCCGACTCGACGAGCGCCTTGACGCGCTCCTCGACGATCGGGTCGAGCACGCTGCGGAAGTCCTCTGACTGGAGAGCTTCCTGGAGCGCCTCGGGGGTGATCGCACCCATGTCTGCCTCCTCTGTGTCTGGACTTCCTCCACCTGACTTCTTGAGTGCCTGCTTGGCCATCGCCTCGGCTTGGCCGCGGGAAAGCTTGGGGTTGCGCTTCATCAGCCGCGCGACCATCTCCTCCAACTCGTCGACGCCCTTGTCCGCGAGATCCTCGGCGTCGCCGTCGGACTGCTCGGTGAGCAGGTGCGGGCGGACCTCTTCGACGTAGGCGATGAACTCCTCGTCGCTCATTGACTCCAGCAGTTCCATCCCGTCCTCCTCGTAGGCAGCCTCCATCAATGCGACGACGCGGCCGCCAGCGCCCGCTTCCGTCACCCAGTCCACGCTTCCGCGGTCCTCGATGCCTTCGACCAGCCAGGCTCGGCGACCGTCGCGCATGATCGGCTGCACGCCGGTGGCGTTCGCGGAGATCGACGCCTCGACCAACTCGGGGTCGTTCTCGGCCAGTTCGCGGATGAACGGCGTCGGCAGCGACCAGCCGACGACGGCGCCCTGCCCGTAGCCCTTGGACTCGTCGGGAGGGACGTCGCCGTCCCAGTAGCTCTCCACGATCCGTCCGCCGAGGTCGCGAATCGAACGCGGCAGGCCCTTCGCGGCCCGGCGTGCCTCGGGTGAGAGATGGTCGATGTACTGCCGCCAGCCGACGAACTTGCTGGCGTTCTCCTGGAGCATCTTCGCCTCGTACAGGTGACGCCCCTTGCCCTTGCCGAGGCACGGGCGCAGGATGTGGATCGGCAGCAGCTTGGAGCGCTCGGACTCCTCGGCGGCGGTCGCTTCCTCCAGGCTGAGGCCCCGGTCCACAAGGCGCTGGACGCGCTTCTCCTGCAGCTCGGTGGGGAACTCGACGTCGTCGCGCGCGAGCGCGTACAT